AATGCAACGCAGCGCAACTTCTATCAGGCAAAACTTGCCGCACAGATGGATAAGGCTGGAGATAATCGAGATATTGTCCCTAGCAACGACATGCGAGATACGCTAAAGAACAATCTTAAAGACTTAGCAATTCTTAGCGACATAGAAAAGATTATTGACAACGCTACTGGTAATGACTCAGCAACTATTCGTGAAAACATTAAAGACAGCGTAGAGCAGCTTTACTATTTGACGCTGCCTAATAAGAGCGTTCGTAAGATGTTTATTAACCGTAAGCAAGTTTCTGGCGCGTCTCAGGATATGCTGCGGGCGTTTACTGATTCATCGTTCCACATGGCTTACCAGCAGTCTCGGTTCAAGTACGCACGAACTATGTTTGAGCAACTTAATGCTGCCTCGGCACTAGCTAAAGAGCGCGCTAACGCAGCAGATAGTGATTATGTTTCTGAGCTTGAGCGTCGTTTAGAGTACGTAATGAATCCGACGGATACCGGCACGATCCCTTCGTTGCTTTCTAACATATCGTTTATCTGGTACTTGACTGCACCTGCTTCAGCTTTAGTCAACATGCTGGGTGTACCGGCTATCGGGTTCCCTGTACTGTCGGCACGGTTTGGAAAAACTAAGGCTGCTGGCACATTGCTTGGTTATAGCAAAAAGTTTTTAAGTTCTGGATTCCGTGACGCTGAAGGCAACTTAGCTATGCCCAGCGTCGGTAACGCTAAGTTAGACCCAATTGAAAAAGCTGCTTACGACATTTTTGTTTCTAGTGGGCTGATTGATATTACACAATCGCACGATTTGGCTGGTATTGCTGAAACCCCATCTAGTATGTATTCAGGCCGAACGGCCACTGTCATGAAGGCTTTCAGCTCCATGTTCCATCATGCCGAGCGGTTTAACCGTGAAGTCATGGCGATGAGTGCGTTCCGCATGGCTTACGATAGCGCTATTAAAGGCGGTGACTCTAAAGACGTGGCGTTTAAGAGAGCGGTTGATCAGGCTAAAGACCTTACTTACCGGTCAATGTTTGACTACTCAACGCTCAACAAGCCGCGCTATCTGCAAAACGCTTACGCCAAAGTCATCCTGCAGTTTAAGCAGTTCCCGCAACAGATGACTTATCTGCTAACTCGTAGTGGGTTTGAGTGGATGGATAAGCCGACTGAAGAGCAGATTGGGCAAATCCGAGACAACATTATCCGTGAGCGTGCTCGCTACGGACAGCCGACGCTAAATGCTACTGAACTAGATTCGGCAGTAGCAAACGAAATTAAGCGCATCCGTCAAGAAGGCCGTGATCGTCTGCTGGGCACTCTCGGCATGACGTTCCTATTTGCTGGTGCTACAGGTATGCCGTTGTTCTCTGTCGGTTCGTCGGTTATCGAAGCTATGTACGCCGTGTTTTCCGATGACGATGAGCCGCCGCTTGACTTTGAGAATTGGTTTAAGAACTGGATGGCGCAGACTTTTGGCGACACAGCTGGCGACGCAATGGCTCGTGGCTTGGTGACTACTGCTACCGGTATGAACTTCGCAGATCGTATGAGTCTGAACGACCTTTGGTTCCGTGACGCACGTAAGAGTCAGGACGAGGTTACTGCTTTCCAAAACATGATCATCAATTTGCTTGGTCCTAGCGCAGCTCTTGGTGTTAGCGGCGCCGAGGCTGTCAAACTCTTTAACGACGGGCATTACTATCGCGGTGCAGAAAAGATCATGCCTGCCGTGTTCAAGCAGCCAATGGTTGCGGCACGGTATTCAACCGAAGGTGTTTTGACTCTTAAGGGTGACGAGTTAGTTTCTAACATTTCGCCAAAAGATGCTTTGGCTCAGTCCCTTGGTTTTGCCCCAGAGAAAGTTTCGCAACGCCAGAAGGCTAACATTGAGATGAAGGGTATGGAGCAGGACATCATCTCTAAGCGCACCGACCTGATGAACGCTTTCTTTATGGCGGTTGATACCCAAGACGACGACTTCAAAGACCGCGTGATTGACAAGATTGCTCGGTTTAACCAAATGTACCCAATGTACCCCATCACGGCTACCGGGCTGCAGAAGTCAATCAAGACCCGTATGAAAGCTCGTGGGCTTGCTTCGGTAACAGGTGGAATCCCAATCAACAAAAACCTGATCGCTACCTTGCAGGACATGGGTTATTACGGCGAAGAGCAATAAAAAACCCCCGCACAAGGCGGGGGGCAAAGCCATCCAATAACCAGAAAAGGAGTGTCCATGAGACACGACAGCGAGGAGGAGCTGTCAAGGCGGATATTACTACTTAATTCTCCACACACGCAAGCCTTTTACTCCATCCTCAATCACACCACGCATTTCTGTCGTATAGCGCAATCTCTTTGTGGTTCGGAGCACCTCTTTTTTTGCTGCCTCTACATCAAGACAGGGTATGAAGAAGGTGCGTCCGGGTTTGAACTTAGCCCAATCAATCTGAAAGCTGACTCCGTGTATCCGCATTTGCTGGTCTTAACGCCTCAGCGTATTCGTCAGGGTTAATGAAATCGCCCTTGGAGCAGTCAAACATAAAGGCATCCGTGGGTAGGCCCTCAATCTTAGTGCCTTTTGCCATGCGCTTCTTCACCGTCTTTTCGTAAATACCCTCGGCGGCTAAGGCGTTCAGGACGTCCTTTAGCGTGATCTGGTTTGTGGTGCAGAATTTCCGCAGTTGCTTGGTGCTGATGAATAGCTTCTTGGTATCAGGCTCCATCCTGACCAGCAGGTCATACTTCGGTTCCACAATCGGTAATTGGGATAAACCCGTACGGTTGTCGGTCGCATCGTTAATAACCAGGATGCTGCCACGGTATTCGTTCAAGAACTCACCAATTACGCTGGCGTGGTTAGTTGACGGCGGCTTGATCTCTTTGCGCATCTGGGAAAACTCTTTAACCATCCACTCGAACACCCGTTTGATGTCGATGTCGATTAGCCCTAGCTTCTTGGCAATCATGGCACCGGCGATATTGCAGGCGGCAATACCAGACCAGAACCGCTCACGCCCACTAAATTTCACCTTCTTGTCAATAACTATCTGAACCTCTTTGACCATGTCGATGGCTTCTTCGAGATTGGAGACCAACCACTGTGCGTATACCCGCCCTGCATGGCCGTAGTTTGTGTCTAGCTTGCCATAGATCTCGTCGGCCTCAGCCTTCTCCATCAGTTGCGTTTCCGGGATCTGATACTCAATTAAGCGCATCATCTCCCCGTCTGGCGTAGCTTTAAGCGATGACAGCTTATCGTAGAAAGACGCGTTCGATGTACAGACACAGATCAAAGACCACTTGGAGTTGTTGATCCGCTCTTGGTTGACCTGCGATTGCAGTCGGCCCCGCGCCCGCCCCTGCGATATCGCATACAGAAAGTCAGAGAAGTCATCGGCCTCTAGCTTTGTTACCTCGTCGCAGCTTGCTGGGAGGTTGTTCATAATTCCCAGTCGGTTTAGCCGCATGTTCATCGTGTCTTTCCAGATCAACATCTGCTCATCCGGGTGCCCCCAGACTGAGTGCATAACCTTGGCAATCGTCGTTTTACCAGTACCGGACTGTGTATTAATTAGGTTGATTACCGCCCCTTTTAGTTTCAAGTGGGTCAGTAGTGGGGAGCCAAACGCCGTAAAGAACCCAAACGCATGGGGCTCAAAGCCGACTCGGTTGTAGACGTTAGCAATCTTTTTCCATTCCTCCAGCGTCCCCACTGGCTGCATGTACTCTGACAGCACCGACGTCGTGCTTGATGGGGGGCTATACCGCATACCTTCTGCAGTAATCTCCTGCTCGCCCACAATAAATTTAGTGTTCTTATCTGCCCATCCGAACTGCATCCTCATAATCTCCAGTTGTTGTTTATATTGAAGCTCGTTCACAAATTTGATGGCGTACGCCATGATCCCGTCCATCTGCTTCTGAGGCGCCACTACGCCATGGAATCCTAGCTTTTCACGAAACCGCTCTTTGGTCATCAGGTCTGTTACAGGCAACGCAAACTCCCGCACACCGTCGACTGGCAAGTGAAACCGTAGCCATGCAACTTCACCTTTGCCGGGGTCTCGCATCCGCTTAACTACATACAGGTCATGGTTGTAGACCAGATCCGGGTCTTCATCAGTACCGTTCGAGCGGTAGATACCACCGTTCTTGCCTCTGAAATAAGGAAACGGATACTCTGGAATTACAAAAGTGGCTGTCGGTACACTAGGTTCCTGTTGCGGTACCTCAACGACGTTATCTTGGTTACTAGCACGTAAGATCTTCCTGCCAAGCGCAATCGGCCCTGAGATCTTGCCTTTGTGCGGACATCCATCACACCCTCCTGGGTTCCATTTCTCAAACGTAACGCACTTCTGTGGGCCACCGGTATCCCGCGCTTTGCGTACTGTCGCATGGGGGTCGTAGTCAGGATGGCCTTCCGAGATCTTGTGGATTGCCTCGTCTCGGTCCTCGCATGCCCACGCCACCGAGAGTCCTGCCCGCCATAGGTCATAGCCGACTGTGTCCTGCTCAGTAGCGATCTTGTGGATCTGAGCGCACCCTTCACCCTTGATAGTCTTAGAGATGATGACTTTGAACCAATTCTCTTCGTTGTTAGCTAGAGCCTTAGTCAATTCGTTCAGGGGCTGCTTTGGAATGTCAAAGTCAGGCGGGGCAATAAGTACACCGAGCTTGCTCTTAAACTCTTCGTAGTCAACCTCTTTGCCCATAGCTATGATAGCTACAGGTTTCGGCGGTGTGTCCTTGAAGTTAAAGGTCTCAGGGATCCGCAGAATAGACGCAGCATCTGCAGTCCGTGATGGATCAGTGCGGAACTCGTATTCGTCGCATAGGTACTTAAGCCGCTCGGCTACAGGCACCCACTCTTTAGCACTGATGGTCTCTTTGAGCCGCCAGTAAATGTGAAGCCCACGCCCAGAGTTAACCACGGTCGGCCTTGGCAGACTCATGGTTCCACAGAATTTAATAAGTGCTTCTAATGCGGTCTGCTGGTCTGGGTAGTCTTTGCCCTCGCCGCAGTCAATATCTAACCAAAACGCCTTGAAGTATTTGGCGTTGGCCTTGGTTCGGTTTTGATTTGTCTCGTACTTGGCACACGCAAAGTATGCGTTGTACTCGTCTTTTACTAAGCCAGCGATTGCTTGGTCACAGTCATCCAATGTCTCATGGAATGTCTGCTTTGGCTTACTCCCTGTCTTTAAGCCGACGATGCAGTACCACCCCTCTTGGGATAGCACCGCCGTCAGTAGATCTCTTGTTGCCATTAGCCGCCCTTGCGCCGCAGAAAAGAATGGGCATCAGGGGGCTGCGGCGTACTACCCCTTTTCGTTCCGTCGAACTAGATGCCCGTTTAACTTTTAGGAAAACTTAGCCTTTGCCAAAACTTCTTCAATCCGTTCAATCTGTTTGCGTCGCGGAATTTCTAGTCCTTTGAACCACTTGTAAATGGTCATACGACTAACGCCGAAAAACTCAGACACGTCAGACACTGGGATTTCTTTAGCAATACACATTCGCCCTAGCAGTACGCCGGGGTTACTAATGCTGGCTTCTTTGTTCGCCTTAATTATCCGAGAACTGTAACCGCGACTATCCATGATCACTCGTCGTCAGTCGCCCACTGTCCCATGATCGACGCTAGATCTTTTTTAGCGGTCGGCTCTTCAGCAGATTTCTTGGACGCCTTCTTGGTTGGCTCAGGGATCTCAGCAGCCGGTGCTTCAACCACGGCTTCAGCTTTCACTGCGGGAGCAGCAATTGCAATTGCTTTGGGTTTGGCATCGGTGTGAGCAGCGGTCATCATAATTGCAGACTTAGCTTCTGGCGTATTGCCTTGAGTCTTCGCAACTTCCCACTGATCCTTATTCAAGAACCCAACAGGCTTGAACGTCAGCTTGGGGTTGTCGCTATCGGAGTCAAACTTCATCTCCGTCACGAGCATGTTGATGTTGTAGCCCTGCGAAGATACGTACTTGGCATACTGCTCAAACGGCATGTGCTCAAGATCGCCTTTACCGAAATAGGACTTGGAGGGCAGTAGCAACTGATACACGCTACCTTTGATGTCGTCGGCTAAGACAACTGCCAAGCGCTTTTCGTAACGGCAAGCACGGCTATCGCCCTGTCCTGAACCCTTGATGTTTTGGGGGCAGTTCTCGCAGTTTGAGTGCTGTGGCGCCTCAATGCTGGCGTCAGGTGTAAGACCGTCGTTAGACCAGCAGTCTGGCGGGGCGGACTCTCCGGGAACATATTTTCCTGCATAGAATTTACGAGATACGTATTTGGTACCGTTCACAACAACGACATTCATCGAACGGCTTTCGTTCTTAGCGATCTCCTCACCGCCGACCATCATACGAAAGACGCTGCCGCGAATTGAGATCCGCTTCAGGCCACCGCCACCGCCTAGGGCTTTGGTTAACTCATCGACCCCGGCTTCTTTAATATAGTCGGGCACTGCTTGTTGAAACAAACTAATCTCATTTGACATCATTTTCTCCTAATGGTTATTGCATACTCACGATCAACTTGCAGACCTGCAGGGTGCAAATCTGGGTTTTCCTCTAAAAACTGCTTCATGTTGCTTTGGTGAATCCGGCGCTCCAGCAACTCCATAGCCTGATGTTCCTGCATGAACTTGTGAAAATGCTCCCAGTCATTAGTCCAGTAGCGACTCTTCAAAGTACGATAAGCAGTACCATAAGGCGTACGGAAACTGTCGACGCCGTTTTCTTTGCATACATCAAGGATTTGATTGCTGACGACCTTCATCTGCTCCTCGATGTCGTTAATCTCAGATTCTAATTTACGCTTAACTTCATCGCGCTTATCGCGCATCTTGATGTAAATAGAAACGAGCTTGTCTACAGACACTTCCATAACAACTCCTTCTGGTTAATCTCAGATCTACGTCTGATGATTTATAGTAATACCACAACTGTACTTTGTCAAGAACTAATTTCGTTTTTGTATAAGTCCACCAACTGTGTGTGGGTTTCTAATTTGTTTTGAAGCATGGAGTACAACTTAGTCTCGACGGGGCTACCGGTGATGTGAACGACTGTCATCGGGTTCTTTTGACCTTGCCGGTGAATACGTGCGTTAGCTTGCAGGTAAGTCTCAATCGAAGTCACAGGAGCATACCAAATGATTACGTTCGCAGCAGTTAGGGTAATCCCATGCGCTGCAGCCTGCGGTTGGATCAGCAGCACTTTCGGCTCTGCTTCCTCTTGAAACCTCTTGATGATCTCTGTGCGCTTTGTCACAGGTACGCTACCGTTGATAACCTCTGATTCTACGCCGTTCTTTTGTAAGAACTCTTTGAGCAACGCAATCGTGTGAGTGAACGGAACAAACACTAAAACTTTGTGCGACGCCTCATCAATGACTTCCTGCACGACGTTCAAGCGATTACTCACGTCAAACTCAATAGTGTTACCAGCGTCGGTGTAGACTGCGCCGCCTGAGATCTGCAGTAGTTTAGTCAGGTTTGTCGCAGCGTTAACTGAGGACACCTCTTCGCCAGCCGCTACCATCAGCATATCTTTCTTGAGCTGCTTGTAATACTTATCTTGCTGTGGTGTCAGCGGTGCGTTTCGGTAGGTGTATGTGATCTCAGGTAGGTCAATGCACTCTTCTTTGGTAAACCGAATTGCAGGCTGCAACACATTGAATATCGTCTGCTGGGCACTTGGCTTGGGTATCCACTTAAACCGACTAAGATTCACCATGACCATATCTCGGAAAGCCCCGAAGAACCTCGGTACCGCAGTGGGCACACACATCTTGGCCAGCCCATACGCATCTGTTGGCGACTGAGCAGCCGGTGTTCCCGTCATCATCCACAACCACGTTTCAGGCTTTAAGATCTTTTGGAGTGTTTTCCAACGCTTCGTAGTAACATTTTTGTAGGCGTTGGCTTCATCCACAATCACTAAATCAAATCTGCCGTCGGCGATAACATCTTCTGCAATGGTCTCGACCCCGTCGTAGTTGACGATAACAAACTCGGAGTTACTGTTGACCAAGGCTTTACGCTTTTCTCGAGTACCGTGCGCGACACTAACCATCCGGTGCACTGCGCATTTGAATAAGTCTGACTGCCATGAGGCTTGCATAATCGACAGCGGGCAGATGATCAGAACCCGTCGAACTAGTCCCTGGGTGATCAGATAATCAGCAGCCCAGATAGCCGCAGCGGTTTTGCCTGTCCCTTGTTCGTTAAAACAAAACGCTCTTTTATGGAGAGTAAAAAACGAAGCCGTGTCTTTCTGATGCGACATCGGGGGGTAGACTCCGGGCCAGTTGTAGTCCCGCACAATCGGCGATGGTACTTTTTTCAGGTTTAACGTGCTTAGTACCTGAGCCTCTTTCAGCCCCCAGTGAACCGCAACCTCGCTAACCTCACCTTGCTTCTGAACTACCTTGCTCTTTTTAATTGCCTCTGTGATACGGCTAGGGAACTTGGTGCGGACGACCAGCACCTGATTGTTAATTATTTCCATACTTTAAGGGGTACTCTCGTTTTCTCTGAACCAGTTGATACAACGTAAGTTAAACGGTCTTTGTTAAAACCTTCATGATCCCAGAACACATCGCCGCGCATCATAAGATACGGCTCGATCTTGGAAAACCCTGTTCTAAAAACAATGGTGCCGACGTTCATTCGGCCACCAAAAATATTGAGCGCCGCTACGGAAGTTAGTTTGTGCCCACCTAGGCAAGCAGATTGTGGGGAACCAGGGAAATATACAGGCCCAAGAAACACAGGCATCTTAAGATCTTTAGAGTAACCCGACGCCTGCTCCAGATGATCGGCAAAAATTGTGGCGTTAGTCTGGTCGTTCATATCCTTTTTGCACTCGACGCCAAAGAATATGTGGCCCCCATCGTAGGGAGCCTTGACTAGAAAGTCGATAGCCTTACCGCTTTTTGTTGCCCACTGCTCTCGGTAGTCCCAACCGTTTTGGTAAAAGAACTTGCGCAGGTCTTCCGAATGTTCTCTTTCAGACTTTTTTACGGGGGCTGTTTTTGCGTACCGACCCGTCAGCATTGCGAGAGAACGATCTGTTAGCCGAAGCTGATCTAAGTCGAAGGTTTGATTTGGCGTTAGTGCCGCCCTTTGATAGGGGTTTGACGTGGTCAATATCCTTGCCTTCTCTGGCATCGGCCTTACCGTTTCCGTTCTTGTCGGTACCGGATTTGTCCATGTGGTACCGCGCACGTTCTCTGGTTGCTCGTTCGTCTTTTTCATTGCGGGCCTTTTGTTGTTGCCATTCTTTCTTATAGGGCCGTGGCTTGTTTACGTAAGGCATAATTACCTCCAGAGTTAGGTCTCACCATTTTAAGGTCAGTCCTTGATCTTGTAAACAATCTCCCCCCGAGTAATCTTGGTCTCCAGCACTCCTTTAAGTACGTATTTCTGCAGCACTGCTTTGGTGTAGGTTCTGCCAGACTTTGCGGTCTTCATAATCTGTTTCGCACTGGCAAAGTATTTGCGCCGCACCAAATCGGCCCAGATCATTTCTTCAACTGTCACTGCTTCTGCGCCCTTTTGTTCTGCT